TACCGGGCCGCAGTCCGTGCTGGTATCCCTATCGTGCTGATCGCCGGTGGCACACCGAACGCACACTGGCACTGTGGCGACCTCGCCACCCTCGTTTACGAGCGGTTGGACTGATGGCAAAAGTTCCCCCTGTAAAGCAAATACCCGTCACGTGTGACCCGCACGGTCACCTCGAGCGGCGAGCCCTGGCTGATCTGACGCCGTTTCAAGGCGGGTTGAAGGATCTCGACGCCGCCCGATACGCCAAGCTCAAGGCGTCGATCCTGGCTGAGGGGTTCATGGCTCCGGTGTTCGTATGGCAGGATCGCATCCTCGACGGCCACCAGCGCACCATCGTCCTCGAGCGCGAGGGATGGGACGTGGAGGGCGGTGTGCCGGTGGTGGAGATCGAGGCAGCCGACGAGTCCGACGCGGCCCGCAAGCTGCTCAAACTCACCAGCAGCTACGGTAAGCCGCAGCCCGAGGGGGTGTTTGATTTTATGGTGGAGCACGACCTCGACTTGGGCGACTTTGCTGACGTGGACCTGCCCGACTTCGACGAGGACGCGCTGGCGGTGCTGTTCGGGGATGACGACAGCGAGCCGCCCACCGACGATGCGCTCGAGCCGCCTGTCCAGCCCGTGACGCGGCTGGGCGATCTGTGGCACATGGGATCGAGCCGAATCATCTGCGGTGATTGTGGGCAACCTGGGGCTGTTTGGGAGTTACTGAAGCAGGGAACGCACGTTCTGGCCGACCCGCCCTACAACATCGGATTCAACTACGCAGGCATCGACGACGATATGGCCGACGATGAATATGCGGCGTTTTGCGCAGCGTGGTTTGACGGTCTCTGCGGTCCACTACTCGGGCGCGGGGGTGGCGTCATTGTCTCACCTGGCCCGAAAAATGCATCGCGATACCCCGAGCCTCGAGATCGTGGAGTCTGGATTAAGCGAAACGCAACTGCTGGCGCTTCTGTGTTTCACCTGCGACTTGCTGAACCGTTGCTTTTTTACGGCACGTTTGAGTCGAAGCGGAACACAGACGTGTTCGACTATTCGACGGGTTTCGGTGGTGAACTGGTGCAAGCAAGAAAAGAGACCGGTACGTTGACGGAGCACCCACCTGTCAAATCTTGGCCGCTGTGGACTGAATTGTGCGGCATGCTCTCGCAGGGGATTGTCGTCGATCCATTCGCCGGCAATGGTACAACGTTACTTGTCGCAACTAAAGCGGGTAGAACGTGTTACACGTCCGACATTGAACCGGCGTACGTAGACCTCACCGTCATCCGCTGGCAGGAACACACCAACCAGCAGGCCATCCTCGACGGCGACGGTCGCACCTTCGCCGAAGTGAAGGCCGAGCGTCTATCAGGCGAAGATGTGCCCCAGGCGGCCGGCTGATGGCGATGCCCAAACACCAGCCCACCGAGGAAAGCCGCAAGTCGGTCAAGGCTATGTCTGCGTACGGTATCCCCCATCACGACATCGCTGACGTTATTGGCATTGTCGCCCCGACATTGCGCAGGCACTACCGGCAGGAGTTGAAAACCGGCAGCATCGGCGCCAACGCAAAAGTGGTCGGCTCGCTGTTCAAGCTGGCGGTTGAGGGCAACGTGGCTGCCTGTATTTTCTGGACGAAGGCGCGCATGGGCTGGAGTGATCGCGGCCCGCAGCCGCACGATGGCGACAGTCCTGACGTGATCGCCAGGTCGATACATGACATGCTGGCGAAGATGGAGGAGCGCAGTGGCGGGACTGTCTGAACGCTGGACGCCGATGCGCCACCACGACACGCAGCAGGCGTACAGGGCCAGCCCTGCGCGTTTCTGCGTGGTGCCGGCTGGACGCCGCTCTGGTAAGACGGAACTGGCGAAGCGCAAGTTGGTACGCGCCACCCTTTACGGCAGCGACTTCGCCCGGCCAAGATACTTTGCTGCCGCGCCTACCCGTGACCAGGCCAAGCGGATCTACTGGACGGATCTCAAGGCGCTGATGCCGCGCGAGTATGTGACCGACATCAGCGAGACGGAACTGCGCATCAGTGTCGTGACAGGCGCCGAGTTGCACGTCGTCGGCCTCGACAAGCCCGAACGCATCGAGGGCAGTCCGTGGGACGGTGGCGTGCTCGACGAGTACGGCAACATGAAGGCCAAGGCGTGGCCCGAGAACGTGCGCCCTGCCCTGGCTGACCGTAACGGCTGGTGCGACATGATCGGCGTGCCCGAGGGGCGCAACCACTACTTCGACTTGTGGCAGCAGGCGGCTACGGCGCCAGACTGGGCACGCTACCACTGGAAATCTGCGGACATCCTCCCGGCTGACGAGGTGGAAGCGGCCCGGCGCGACCTCGACGAGTTGACGTTCCAGCAGGAATATGAGGGCTCATTCGTCAGCTTCGAGGGGCGCTGTTATTACCCGTTCACCGATGCCGACCACTGCGCTCGGTTGCGCGGCAGCTACGACCCTGCGCAGCCGCTGATATTTTGCTACGATTTCAACGTCGCGCCTGGTGTCTGCGTTATCGCTCAGGAGCAGGAGTTCGGCACGGCGGTGATCGGCGAGGTCTACATCCCCCGCAACAGCAACACCCCGGCCGTCTGCCGTAAGCTGGTGCAGGATTGGGGCAGCCACACCGGCCGGGTGATCTGTTACGGCGATGCGACCGGCGGCGCCTCGGGCTCGGCCCAGGTGGCGGGCTCCGATTGGGACATCGTGCGACGTGAGCTCCGTCCGCAGTTCGGCGACCGGGTGACTTTCCGCGTGCCGAAAGCCAACCCCCGCGAACGTGCCCGTGTCAACGCCGTCAACGCTCGCCTGAAGGCCGGCGACGGTACGGTGAGGCTGAAGGTCGATCCCGTGGCCGCGCCGCACGTCGTGCGCGATCTCGAGGGCGTCACGCTCCTGGCCGGCGGCTCGGGTGAGATCGACAAGCGCGCCGACGTTGCGCTGACACACATCAGCGACGGGCTCGGCTACTATATCGCCGAGGAGTTCCCGATCCGCAGCCGGGCGATCAAGAAGCGAAAGTTGGTAGGCATCTGATGACCGTGGAGCGGCCCAAACACTCCGAGGACGGTACTGATGGCAGTTGACGCGACACATCCCGAATACCAGGCCATGCTCCCAAAGTGGGAGCGTGTCCGAGATGCGCTCGACGCCGACCGCGTCAAGGCCGCAGGCGAGAAGTATCTGCCGAAGCTGGAATCCCAAGAATCCGGCGAATACAGTGCCTACGCGATGCGGGGGCTGTATTACGGCGCCACCAGCCGCACGCTGCAGGGCGTGTCCGGCCTGGTGTTTCGGCGTGAGACAGTGACCACGCTGCCGACCGGCGCCAATGCCCAGGCGCTGATTGAGGACGTGTCCCTGCGTGGTGTGGGCATCGAGCGGTTCGCGCAGGCCACGTTCGACGAGGTTTTCAGCATGGGGCGGGCTGGCGTATACGTGTCGCTGCCCACCACCTCGAGCACGTCGGCACGCGCCTACCTGACCCGCTACCGCGCCGAGTCGATCATCAACTGGCGCATCGACGACACGGTCGGCAGGCCGAAGCTGTCGCGGGTGGTGCTCAAGGAACAGAAGATGATCGCCGCCGCTGACGATCCGTACGTGCTCAAGGCGGTGGATCAGTGGCGCGACATCTACCTCGACGAGGACGGGTTTGTCGCGGTGGGTGTATACCACAAGTCGGCCGATGTGCCTGGAGCTTCGACCAGCTCCGAGAAGTACGTTCTCGTGGAGCCGGTATACGAGCCTCGAGTCAGGGGAGCACGCATCGACGTGCTCCCGTTCGTGTTCATCAACTCGCGCAGCCTCGGCCCCGAGATCGAGGCGCCGCCCCTGCTGCCGCTCGCCGACGCCAACCTCGATCACTACCGCATGATGGTGGACTATCGGCACGGGCTGCATTTCACGGCCCTGCCGACCCCGTACGTGTTCGGCGGCTCGGAGGACGACGTGCTCAAGATCGGCAGCGGCACGGCGTGGACCGGCGGCTCGAGCGATATCAAGGTCGG